ATACCTAGTTTTATATTTCCCCCACCATAAAGAAAGCAATATGTCACAGTCTTAACTTGGCGGCGGGTGATTCCTATTTTGTCAGCGTTTACTTGATGTATATCATCGTTCAATAAAATATCGGCGTATCGACCCCCGTCATATCGTCCTAAGTAATGAGCTAACATTCTTAACTCAATACCTGATAGGTCAGCACCTACCATTATATTACCTGGACTTGCTGTAAATAGTTCTCTGAATTCTTTTTCTGCTGGTGACTGAGCCACGTTTGGTTTACGATGGGCACAGCGAAATGTGTTTGTCGATACAGAACAATGATGATGAATTCTAGAGTTCGTACATAGCCGAAGCCATGCGTTCACGCCTTGCGATATCATTCCTAGCTTCTTCTTTAGATCCAAAGCTTTCGCACATAACTTGCAAAAGGGATTCGATATCTCCGTCAGAGTGATCTCGTCTATAATTGGTTTCCCAGTCTTCGTAGTCTGAGTCAATGTAATCTTCAGACGATTCTTTAATATCCATGCTATATGATCTCGTGATGTTGGATTAAACTCAACTAATCTTTGTAACTCTGCTCCCTCGACATATCCTTGGGATGCGTTATTTCGTTTAGGTGTGAACATCTTTCCTCCAATGAGAGGGAATTGTTTTCGTAATATTCCAGTAACTTCTTCCATCTCTCTTCTGAGATGTGATTCAAGTTGCTGACATTTTTGTTCATCGAATTGCCATCCATGAAGTTCTTGTTCTGTAAGTATGTGTGCGACTTGGTGTTCTAACGTGCACCAGTCAGGTAAGGGCGGAAGTGCTCGCATAATTTAGTTGTAACTTTAACGTCTTGTACGCAATAGTCTTGCATCTCCTGGCTCCATTCTTGCCAGTCTGTTGTTTTGCCGAACTCACCTTTGTATTCTTGTAATCGATAGCCATAACTTTCTAAACTATGTCTACCATACAACTGTAATGGCATTCTTGCTATGTTTCTTTTCTTATCTATCTCCATCATGTTTGGATGATATAAGCGAGATAAGATAAGAGTGTCAACAATAGAAGCATCAGTATCAAACCAAGAATAAATTTTCCGAAGAACAGGTAAGTCGTAATTAATAACGTTATGGCCGACAAGAACATCAGCCGAACTGAGCCAATGTAAAGCTTCAGTGATTGGTCCGCATGAACCACCTTGATTATTAAATACGAAGGTTTCCTCTTTCGTGTTGTCGTATATGGCGATGCAATGTATCTCAGAAACGTCATGCAATAGTCCGTTTGTTTCGCAGTCAAATACGAGCATTTGCTTTTCCGACATAAGTTTTATCCCGAAACTTTGCTTTCTTCACTGCTTGTTTACTAGGTGGGTTTGGTTTTTTTAATTCATCCAGCTCAGAAGTCTGTGCTGGGATTGAAAACTGTGTTCTTAGTTTCATTGAATCTACAGGTAGTTTTATCATATTTCAATTCAGCTGCCACCCCAGTCTCTCCGCTGTATCTGTTTTTCAACACACGTAATGTAGAGCAATCATCTGGGTTTTGCTGATCTCTTTCCAGTGCTAAGACTGTGTCAGATAATTGGGATATGCTGGCTGACCCTCGTAACATGCCAATAGAAACACGCTGGCCATCTTCAACTGCCTTGTCTCCTTGTGCTCTTCTAAGATGAGACACTAAGAATAATTTAATTCCTGTACGCTCAACAAGACTACGTAAGTCAGTCATAGTTTTATCTATAGTTCTTCTTTCATCCATATTTCCATCTAAACCACTAAGTAGAATAGACAAGTGGTCAAGAAAAACTACTTTTATATCCAGGCCAAGAGCCATATATTCAATACGGTTGTAAATAATATCCGCAGATAGACTGCCAAAATGGTCGTATAAATAAAGGTTCCAACCCAAGATAGTTTTATCGTAAGCATCTTTCAAAGTAGAATATTCATGTTCACCTAAGTGTAAAGCTTTTCCTACAGCCACTGACATAAGTCCAAGTGCTGTTCGCCTGTTAGATTCTTCTAATGCGATGTAGCCTACTTTCTCTCCTTTGTTAAGAAGCTCAGTTGCGAGCATTCTACATAGGCTGCTCTTGCCTTGGCCTGTACCAGCCGTGATAGTTGTAAGTTCGCCATATCTTATACCGTGGGTCATTGCCTGTAAACCAGCAAATGGATACTCATGATTACATGGTTGACTTGGTGTTGTTACTGCATTCAGTAAAGATTTACCATCAACGATTCCATCTGGCCTATAAGGTTTCGCATCCCATATCGCACGGCGTATAGCGTCTGGATTATTATCCTGTAAAGCATCACTGGCATCCTTGTACGGATCTTCCAAGTGAGCAATCTTAACTGTCCCTTGCGGTAAGACAGCTGCCACTTGCTCTGTCGCCTTGCGTCCCTGATCATCTTTATCAAAAAATAAAACAATCTCTTGATATCCCTGTAAAAAGGGTATTTGTTTTTGTACATCTTTTTTAGCACTTGCTGCACCATGCGGCAAAGATACCATTGGCCAACCATTCATTGCCTCGTATCCAGAGGCTGCATCTAGCTCACCCTCGAATATAACAATACGTTTGCCAGAATTAGGAAACAAATGCTGACCAAATAAAGTGTCAGTAGTATGTCCTTCATACTTAAATGATTTTAGTTTGGTTTTTGTTTTGAATCCTTTAATACGTCCAGAGCCATCGAAATAAGGGAAGCGTAAGTATGTCTCATCTCTGTAGATTTTGTACTTTTCGCACGTCTGTTCGCTAATTCTTCTTTTATTAAGTCGTTGAGCGGTACCTTTGAAGTTGACATTTGTTTGCATGGATAATTTGTTTTCTTGTTTGTCAGCAGCTGTCCTTGTTTGACAACTGAAACAGAATGTATGCCCATCTGTATACACTGCTAGTGCGTCAGATGAGCCACAGTCTGGACATGGTTCGTGTCTAATGAATTCGCTTTCAGTCATGTCAGCCAATCCACTGGTATTGCGTGGTATGCACACCACTTGATGTTGTATCGTGTGCACCATTTCGCATATGTTGTTTTGGATTTCTTACTAATCTTTTTATAAGGATCTTGAAATACCATTCGTAAATCTATGTGTGGGTTTTCAGTGACAACTTGTCTTATCTTTCGTCTGTCTTCTGGTTTCCAATATCCTTTTGTTTCTAACACGATGCCGTTAGGCAAAACAAAGTCAGGTGTATATAAGTGTTTGATTGTATAAGGTAAACTTAGACCCTCATACTCGTAGTCAACACCTAACTCACATAAAAGATCAGAGACTTTTTCCTCTAATCCTGATTTAAACATTAGAAGTCGTCTTGATATTGTTCAGTGTCGATTTCTACTGAGCTAGGTGTTAAGTCAGGTGTAACGTTTGGTTCATCAGTTTTAAAACCTTTTGTTTTACCAAAGAGTTCTGCAACACCAACCTCATCGAGGTCACCTGTGTCTACACCAGCTCCTGTTTGTACACTAACTATTTGTATTCCACTAAGTTTTAAACTTGTGCCGTATGTAACGCCATCTTTTAATACGTATGGTTTCTGATGAAAACCTAACTTAACTTTAGATCCTTCGTAAACTGGTGTATCTAAATTCTTGATAGGTGTACCCTCTGTATCTACAACAGGTGGTTTCTTTTCATCTGCCCATGAAAACTTAACGGTATACTTACCGTCTTCTACTTCTTCCCAGGGTTCTGGTTTAAGAGTAGATCTTTTAGGATTCTTAAGTTTAGACTGTGCCCATTTAAGACAGTCCTCCCTTTCTGTTTCTAGTTTTGAAATAATATCCTCACCAACTAGTGCTTTAAGTGAGTAACCAAATTTGCTTGGTTTTAATATAGCCTGGAAACCAGTTAGAACTACTGGTTCAGGTGTCAAGTGGATGGTTCTAGCCATTAACAAAAAAAATAAGTGGAATTAATTACGTCTGAGGGCACTAAGTCCCCGATGATAGGTGGTTTAGACTCTGCTTCAATTGCTTTGGCAAAGTCGTTGAGATAGTCATGCTCTGCAAATAAATGCATGTAGACTTCTCTCACCTTTGTTGAAAGTTCTGTCATATCTGTAGCTCTGCACAAGACACTGTCATGTATGAGAGCTATAGGTTTGTCGAACTTGTCAACAGTAAAATGTAAAGTATTTGCGTCAAGTGAATGTATTAAATTAGGAGCTGTCCCATTCTTGTGCCCTAGTAGGTCAACTTCATTTGTATCGTCAGTAGCAACTCTAATCTCACAACGTCCTAACAATTTCATCTTTATTTCAACTACTTCTTTTTTCATGTATCTCTGTGATACAACGAAACCTGATGGTGTAACCCATAAAATCTTGTCTACACCACGCTTTATAGTCTTTGCAACCTCTTTTTCAATCCAACGCATAACAGCCATAGGACCTGGTACAACTACTTCCATAGCATCTCTCACGGCCTTAACTGTTTGTGTTAAATCTTCCTTAGTGATCTCGACCCCTTTTTCTTTTAGAGCATCTTTTATATATGTTCTATTACTGTAGGGTTTTGCATTATATGGAATAGTTAAACATGTTCTTTTAGTGCATTTTCTATCCCAAACGTCATGTAAGACAACAGGTATATGTGGTTTCGATTTTTCTGCAACTACTTTGTATGCATCTTGTGGTTTGTTTGCTGGTATTACATTTACAAGTTCTGCTGTAGATTTATCTCTAGCTAAACCAGCAAGGATTTGTAAACCACTACATGTTGCATCTATTGCA